CATGCCAGACCTGCGGTTTGGACGGCAATTCGGTCGATCATATTGTGCCTAGAAGCATGGGTGGTAGTGATGAAGACTGGAATCTGCAAACATTGTGCATTTCATGCAATTCTGCGAAAGGGGGGCGGTTTTTTAATACAACTGCGACACCCCTGACCCTTCCTGTTTTAAATTCCCCCTTAAACGACTCAAAAAGCCACGATAATGACTGAGAAGGTCATAGAAGGTCACCAACCGACCCAAGAGGGCTTAAACGGGCTTGAAACGGTTTTGGGTAGGGACACAGATCGTGAAAACGCCCTGTTTGGCGTTCAAACCCCAAGAATCCACACGCCATTGAACGATTTACCCTCACGCGGGCATGAATTGGTCGATTTAGCCAGCAGTTTGAAGATCGATTTGCTGGAATGGCAAAAATTCGCACTTATCAACAGCCACAAGGTAAAGCCTGACGGTCGCTGGGCAACGCCTGTCAATTGCATTGTTGTGGCGCGTCAGAATGGCAAATCGTTTTTGCAGCTGATAAGAATTCTAGGCGGGCTTTTTCTATGGGACGAAAATCTACAGATCGGGTCGGCGCACCGCCTATCTACGTCCCTTGAACAGTTTCGAGCAATGGTTCAAATGATTGAAAGCAATGATTCGCTTGCAAAACAGGTCAAGAAAATCCGCTGGCAACACGGCGGCGAAGAAATCGAGACATTGACGGGCAATCGCTTCATTGTGCGTGCAGGCGGGTCAGCCGCTCGCGGTGTTTCCAGACCTTCGACGATTCACCTGGACGAATTACGCGAAATGACGGACATTGAGAGTTTTGCGTCATTGCGCTATACCCTCATGGCTGCGGCGAACCCAATGGTCATGGCGTACACAAATGCTGGCGATTCCTCGTCAATTGTGCTTAATCAATTTCGCGATCGCGCGCTTGCCAGCATTTCAGGCGTTGAAGATGACATCGGTTATTTTGAATGGTCAGCGCCAAGTGATGAAATCAGCGTGGAAAACGCACGGCACTCAAATCCTTCAATGGGCACGCTAATTCATGCAGACAATATCAAATCGGTTTTGAATGACCCCGCTGACGTCGTAATGACTGAAGTTTTGTGCCGTTGGGTCGTTGCAATCAATAGCGCGGTTGATTCCGCGTCGTGGGGCAATTGCCTAGACAAAACGGTAGACCTTGACCCTGACAAATTGACTTGGCTGGCCATTGATCTTTCGCCCGATCGGCGTCATGCCAGTTTGGTGGGCGCGCAAAAACTTGGAGACGAGAAGTTTGTCGTTAAGTTGCTGCACACTTGGGCAAATGAATTACAGTTGGACGATAAGGCAATCGCTAACGAATTAGCAGATTACGCCCGCAAATATCCGACCGAATACGTTTTGTACAGTCGAAAGACAAGTGGCGCGGTTGCGGCGCGATTAGCACCCGCAGGAATTCCCGTTTTTGATATGGACAATGCCTACCCGCAGGCGTGTGACGAAATGTTGTCGGCGATCAATAGCGGTCGTTTAAAACACCGTGGTCAAAGCCAATTATCTGAGGAAGTTTTGGCAGCGGTGCAATTGCGTCGTGGCGACGGAGGCTGGGTTATTGGGCGAAGGGCGTCACAGTCTGTAGTGTGCGGCGCAGTGGCAGTTAGCCTTGCGACACACTTCGCGACACGCCCAGACAATGATCTTGACATCATGGTTGGTTGATCGTATAAGCCTGCCACAATTCGGGCATGGCATTTATTGATCTATTTACCCGCAAGGCTGATACTGCCGTCACGGTTGAAGCCGCACAGGTGGACGCAGCTGCTATTGCGCCTTATTACAGCGAAGTAGGAAATCTATTTCTATTCGGTGGGATAGTGACTGCGTCCCGTGCGGAAGCAATGAGCGTGCCGACATGCGCGCGCGCACTTGGCATTATTCAGACAATTGGTTCGCTTCCAATGCACACACGCAACGAAGCAACAGGCGAGAAGGTCACACAACCTCGCGTAATCAATCAACCTGACCCACGCATACCAGGTTCAACATTTTGGGCGTGGATTATTTCTGATCTATTTTTCTTTCCAGCAGCGTACGCATACGTTATGGAGCGGTACGCAGACACAGGAAAAATCCGCGCTATGGAGCGCATTGCACCTGAGCGCGTAACAATTACAACAAACGGAATGGGTTACGAAATTGCTTCATACGCAATTGACGGCGCATACGTTGACCCAGCAAATTTAGTTGTTTTTAACGGGACGCAAGAAGGTTTGCTATCTCGCGCAGGTCGAACAATCAAGGCAGCAGCGTCCTTAGAACGTGCAGCAATGAATTTTGCAAATGAACCAATTCCACAGATGGTTTTGAAATCAAACGGCACATCATTGCCAGCAGATCGCGTTTCAAAGTTGCTCACTGCATGGAAGACTGCACGCGCTTCACGCAGCACCGCATTTTTAAATGCTGACGTTACCTTGGAGACAATTGGCTACGACCCACGCAATTTGCAGTTAAATGAAGCAAGAAATTACGTTTCACTTGAATTAGCACGCGCGTGCGGTCTGCCTGCATATTTCACTGATTCACAACAATCAAGTTTTACTTATTCAAACGCTTTAGACAAAAGACGCGATCTCGTTGATTTCGCGTTTAGAAATTACATGTCAATAATTGAACAGCGTTTATCTTTCCCGGACTTTACGCCAGCGGGCAACAAAGTCATGTTCGATCTAGACGATTTCTTGCGTGGCAATCCTTACGAGCGCGCGCAGGTTTATGAAATCTTAAATCGTATCGGCGCAATGTCGATCGATGAAATACGCGAGGAAGAAGACATGCTGCTATGAAAAAAGTCATCACACCAATGAAAATCACTGCGGCTGATTCAAACAGTCGCACAATCACGGGTCGCATTGTGACATTCGAGGAAACGGGAACTGCTTCAATTGGCAAGGTTCAATTCGCTGCTGGTTCAATCGAACCAACTGCCGTTTTGCTAAATCTTGAACATGATCGCACCCGTAGAATTGGAAAGACACTAGACACAACACTTTCAGCTGACGGCAGCGGAATTGACGCTACTTTTAAAATTGCTGAGACAACTGCTGGCAATGACGCACTTGTTGAAGCGCAGGAAGGCTTGCGCGATGGTTTTAGTGTTGAAGTTTCATTTGATGAATACGAAACACTTAAAGACGGCACAGTTAGAATTCTTGCAGGTGAATTGACAGCCGTTGCATTGACCAGCGAACCTGCTATTCGATCAGCGCGCGTTGAGTCAGTAGCAGCAACAGAGGAAGACGAAGTTTCAGATTCAACAATTGAACCTGAAGAAACACCAACAAACGAAGGAGACGAAGTGGACAACACCGTCACACAAGCGGAAGCCGTTGAGACGGTAGAAGCCGCACAGTCAGTCACAGCAAAGTCAAACAGCGTTGGCGGTTGGAAATCAACACCACGCATTGAAATCACTGCTGCAAAGTACCTAGAAAATAAGGTTCTTGCTGCAACAGGTGATGAGACAGCACGTCAGTACGTTCTAGCAGCAGACAACACAACAGACAACGCTGGACTTGTTCCAACACGTCAGTTGACTGAAGTTGTCAACGGACTATCAACGACAATCCGCCCAAGCATTGACGCAATCTCTCGCGGTGCATTGCCTGACGCTGGAATGACATTTGAAATTCCAAAGATCACTGCTGCACCAACAGTTGCGATTGCAGCTGAAGACGCAGCGTTTTCTAACACAGATCAGAATTCAGCGTTCCTATCAGTGGACGTGAAGAAATTTGCGGGACAGCAAAAATTCTCCGTAGAACTTTTGACCAGAACTTCACCATTGTTTTACGACGAACTATTGCGCAACATGGTTGCAGCAATGGCAAAGGCGCAAAACTCTTACGTCAACGCACAGTTAATCGCTGGCGCAACAGTTGACGCAACAACAGTTGCAACATACCCAACCGCTGCTGAACTGCTTGGAATTATTGGTCGCGGTGCAGCAAGCGTTTATGGCGCAACTGCTGGACTTGCAAATCCATTTGCACGCAACATGATTGCGTCAACTGGTCAATGGTCAAATCTAATGACTTTAAATGACGCTGGACGTCCAATTTATTCACAGGTTTCAAATCCTATGAACCAACCTGGTGTTTCAGTGCCAACAAGTTTGACTGGAAACGTTGCGGGCTTGAACCTGTACGTTGACCCAACAAACGGCGGCGACGGGGACGGTACATTGCTAATCGTTAACCCTGACGCATACACATGGTACGAAGGAACTTCATACCAACTACGCGCTGAGTCAACTGCTGACGGTTCAATCACCGTGGGCGTGTATTCATTTGGTGCAGTGGCAACAAAAATCGCAGCGGGTGCGTTCCAAAACAACAAGGCTTAATCGCCATAACTAATCATGCGGCGGGTTCTCCCGATCTCGCCGCAGTCGATCGAAAGGAACGGACATGCCAGCCATTGTTACAGCGAGTCAATTGCGTACGGTGCTTGGCGTGTCCGTTTCCTTATATTCTGACGCTTATCTTGACGAGATTATTAACACCAGTGAAGCGGTTATTTTGCCAATGCTGGTTTCAAATTCTTCAGCAATTAACGCTTACAAATTAGATTCAAACGTCGCTTATTTTTACGTTCAACGCCCACATCATTTTGTGGCAGGTCAGTCAATTATTGTGACTGGATTACCAGCACCTTTTACTGCGACTCACACAGTTGTCAAAGTTGAGGAATACTATTTCACCGCTGCATTGACTTCAACGAATGTTACATTGCGCGAGATCATTCCAACAGGTACAGCAACACTTTCAGGCTATTCCGCAGCTGATCTATACGCAACTAGCGCGCCAATCGAATCGGCAGTGCTTGCAGTTAGCGTTGAAGTGTTTCAATCACGCGTTGCAGCAGGTGGACAAATCGAGGGCGTAGATTTTGCTTCAACCCCTTACCGAATGGGTCGCAGCCTGACCAACCGCGTATCAACTTTACTTATGCCATTCCTCGACGTTGAAACGGTTGTGCAGTAATGCCAGCCAATTCCGTTGCCGATACCCGCGCAGCCCTAGCAACCGCGTTTTCATCACTAGCGGCAACCTGCTATTCAAGCGTGCCTGAATCGCCAATTCCACCCGCCATTGTCATTGTGCCTGATACGCCTTATATGGAAGTTGTCCTTATTGGCAAGGTTTCAACAAAGGTCAAGATTAATTTTGCAATCACCGCCATTGTTGCTTCAAACAGCAATGCAGGTTCCCTGGACAATCTAGAAAAACTCATCATAGGAATTCTTGCGGCAATGCCCGCAGGATACGTTGTAGGCGTAGTTGAGAAGCCGACAGTGTTGGAAGTAGGACAATCGCCAATGCTGGTCGCTGACATAAACGTTTCAACGTACTACACCCAAACAACATAAAAGGAGATAACGTGCCAACAACGATCATCACGGGTCGCGATTTAGTGTTGACGATCGCGACCGTTAACTACGACGCGCAAGCGACCAGCGCAGTACTTGCGAACTCACCAACAGTTGAGACTTACCAAACACTAGACGGCAAGGCTTACAAGCACATTGACGATCAGTGGGCTTTTGACGTTTCAATGCTTGCAGACTGGGGCGCAGCGTCATCATTGTGTGAAGCCCTATGGACTGCATGCGAAACAGCACCAAACACAACATTGGCTTGTTCACTAACTGCCGCAACAGGCGCAGTATTTGCGTTCAACGTCATGCCAGTATTCCCAGCCGTCGGCGGTGCAGCACCAGACGCACAGACAGTTGATCTATCATTTGTCGTGGTGGGAACACCTTCAGAGACCTTCTAGTCACTAACAATCGGGAGACAAAATGAAACTACCAATAACAATTGAATATAACGACGGTACGCAGGCAACTTTCACCGCTGCGCCACCTGAATGGGTTCGCTGGGAGAAATCCACAGGAAACACAATCAGTCAGGCGCAAGACAAAATTGGAATTTCCGATCTTGTTTTTCTTGCTTATCACGCCATGAAACGAGAAGCAGCTGGTAAGCCAGTCAAGCCAATCGAAGCATGGACGGAGACAATCTCCGAAGTGATCGTCGGTGAAGCAAACCCAAAAGTTACCCAGTCGGAAGCCTAAGTCGAATCGTTTGGGAGGTAGCCCTGGCAGCAGGGCTATCACCAAATGACTTTGAAAGTGCCGAAGACATTTTGACGGTTATTGAAATTTTAGGAAGGCGGGCAAATGGCTAAGGAATCAATTTCCTATGACAAAGCAGAATTGCGCGCAATCCTTAAATCTTTTAAAGCAATGGACGAAGAAGCAACCGCCCAGGCAAAAATACAAACGTCCAAACTTGCTGAGTACGTTCGCGACAAAATTGTTTCAGCAAGCGGTGGCGCGTCAAATAAAGTTGCGCCAAAAATTGCCCAGGGTTCAAAGGTTTCCAAGTCGTCAAAGATTGGTGAAATCTCTTTTGGTTTTGCCAGTCAAAAACTTAGCGGCGGCGGCACGACCCAGCAACTTTGGGGAGGCTATGAATTCGGTTCAAATAAATATAAGCAGTTTCCAGTCTGGTCAGGTCGCGAAGGTCGCGGTTCACGCGGTTGGTTTATTTATCCAACACTTCGAAGCGTCCAACCTGACATTGTTAAAAAATGGGAAGAATCATTTTCAAAGATAATTAAGGAGTACGACTAATGGCAGGCGGCAGTCGTACCCTCAAACTCTCAATTCTTGGCGACGTTGATGGTCTTAACAAATCGCTGACTACAGCTACAAAAGACGTCGATGGTTTTACCGACAAAATTGGCAAGGCAAGCAAAGCCATTGGTGCTGCATTTGCTGCGGCTGCCGTTGCTGCTGGTGCTTTTGCAATCAAACTTGGCGTGGACGGCGTAAAGGCTGCATTGGAAGATGAGAAAGCCCAACGAATTCTTGCGCTGACTTTAGAAAATACGACCGGGGCAACAAAAAGACAGGTTGCAGCAATTGAAACTTATATAACAAAAACAGCCCTAGCCACTGGTGTGACTGACGATCAATTGCGTCCAGCGTTTGCGCGTTTAGTTAGATCAACAAAAGACACGGAAGACGCACAAAAGTTATTGAGTTTGGCACTTGACATCAGTGCAGCAACAGGCAAGCCGCTTGAAGCCGTCGCCAATTCATTAAGTAAAGGATACGACGGTAATACAAACGCCTTAGGTAAATTAGGTTTAGGCATTGACCAATCTATTTTAAAAACAAAAGACTTCAACAAAGTTTATGACAGTTTGCGAACCTCGTTTGATGGATTTTCAAAACAAGAATCAGTTTCATTTGAAGGTCAAATAAAGCGTGTCAACGTTGCATTTGACGAAGCAAAAGAAACAATTGGTTTTGCATTTTTGCCAATTCTTCAAACAGTACTTAATTTCATTAACAAATCAGCACTGCCAATACTTGACACATTCAGCAAAAGTTTTGATTTTATGAAGACTGACGCCTTTGCCAGTTCACTTACAAACATTGGCACGGTGTTAAAAAACACGGTGTTGCCTATCTTCAATGGCGCAAAAGACGTTTTCAATAATGTCAAAGACGCGATCATTGGTAGCAAAGATGAATTTGAATCTTTCTTTGACGTTGTTGCATATTTTGCACCGAAGATCGGCAAGGTCATTGGGGGCGCGCTTAGCGTTGTAGGTGAAATTGCAGGGCTTGTAATTACTATTTTTGGCAAGGTAATTAGTGCAATCAAGCCACTTATTAATCTTGCAATCGACGGAATCAACTTGGTTATTCGTGGGCTTAACTTAATTAAGCCAGGGGCAGACATTGCAAGCATTGGAAAAATTGGCGATCTGCCAGCGGTGGCAGGCTTTAGCGGCACAACGCCAGGCGGTCAAAGTTTTAACACAGGCACCGCGTCAACTGGTTCATCATCTTCAAGTGGTATGAAAATTCCAACGATTCCAAGCGCTGGTAGTGGTGGTTTGACTGGTGTTACCCCTGGTGTTAGCGGTGGCATATCAAGCGCAGCTAAAGCGGCAGCCGACGCGGATAATGGCTTAAATCTTGCAAGTTATCCTCGCGCTGGAAATTATGACCCAAGCGGTTTTCCAACTGGGCAAGCAGCAAGCACAACAATTAACGTGACAGTTAATGGCGCAATCGACAAAGAAGGCACAGCACGAACAATCATTAACACATTGAATGATTCATTCTATCGCGGCACAGGTGGCGCAGATAACCTGCAATTAGCATGACGCAATGGAATCCAGTTTGGCTAGTTGAAATTGACGGCGTTGAATACACCAACGCCATTTTGGCAAATCTGAACATTCAAAGCGGTCGAACAAACATTTATGAGCAGGCGCAAGCGGGTTACACAAACATTGAGTTGATCGACCTTAATCAAGCAACAATCCCAATTGCGATCAATTCAACAATTGGCGTTTCAGTCAAAGACACTTCAGGCACATTTGTACCAATCTTCGGCGGTAACGTTGTGGACATTGGTTTGACAGTGCGTGACGTGGGTTCGACTATGTTCACCCAGACCTATTCGATCACGGCATTGGGCGCATTGGCACGCCTGCCGAAAGCATTGACCAACGGCGTACTTTCAAAGGATTTTGACGGCGATCAAATCTACGAAATTCTTTCAAATTTATTGCTTAACACCTGGGCTGAAGTACCAGGGGCGTTGACTTGGGCAACCTACGACCCAACTGAAACATGGGCAAATGCCCAAAACATTGGATTGGGAGAAATTGATCGTCCAGGCGATTATGAACTGGCAGCCCGTACAAGCGACCGAACCGACGTCTACACCCTTGTTTCAGCCCTAGCGACCTCAGGGCTTGGCTACATATATGAAGACGCCCAAGGGCGCATTTCCTACGCTGACGCGACCCACCGCAGCCAATACCTTCAGTCAAACGGTTACGTCGAAATAACTGCCAACCAAGCCCGTGCGGCTGGGCTGCGTACCGATATTCGCGCGGGCGACGTGCGAAACAATTTGACTATTAAATACGGGGCGTCCAGCAGCAGCGATCAATCTGCCAGTGACACGGACTCAATCAATACTTATGGCACATTGTCTCAAATCATTTCGACAACCCTGCACAATTCAGCTGACGCGACTGCCCAAGCAAACTTTTACTTGGCACTTCGTAAAGACCCACAGCCAATCTTTAGTGAGATTACCTACGACCTGACAAATCCTGAAGTGGACAATTCTGACCGCGATAACCTGATCGGTGTCTTCATGGGCATGCCAGTTTCAATCGCTGATCTGCCTAGCAACATGGGGTCAATCTTCCAGGGCTTTGTCGAGGGCTGGTCTTTCCGTGCGGGATACAACACCCTTTCAGTTTCGCTTAATCTTTCGCCCGTTGCTTATTCGTTGCAGGCTTTGCAATGGGACGAAATTTCTAACACATTTACCTGGTCGGGCGTGTCGCCATTGCTTGACTGGGCGCGTGCGACAATTATCACTTAACAAAGGAGACTCCAATTACAAACCCGACGAGTAATTATTCGTTTCAAATGCCGACGGCGACCGATTTAGTTACGGATTTGCCCGCAGATTTTGAAGTTTTTGGTCAAGCCGTCGATACACGATTAAAGGCTTTGCAACCAGGCACAACGCTTGGCGATATTGTTTATTCGTCAGCAACTGCAAACACAAGCACACGTTTGCCAATTGGAACTACTGGACAAGTTTTATCGGTTGTCGCTGGCGTGCCAGCATGGCAGACTGGCACAACAGGTGACATAACTGCCGTAACTGCTGGCACAGGTATCACAGGCGGCGGAACTAGCGGCGACGTTACAATCACAAATTCAATGGCAACTGCAATCGACGCAAAAGGTGATTTAGTCGTTGGCACAGGTGCAGACACTTTTTCTCGTCTAGCCGTTGGCGCAAATAACACAATTCTTACAGCCGACTCAACCGCTGCCACAGGTCAGAAATGGTCAAATGCTGCA